TTGTTGTTGCAAGTGAATGATGTAGCTGCTGCTAGTGTTTTATTGGAAAGCAAACTGAATACTTCAAATTTTTCTGTTATGCCAGACAAAAGTATTCATCTATATGATTATGTTGAAAATGCCGGAAAAGTATCAGCGTTGCTAAGTGCAAATAATATTACGATTTATCAGTTAGCACAATCTGGAGATAGTCTTGAAACTTATTACACTAATTTGATAGGAGGGTGCCAAAATGATTAACCATTTTAAAGCTGAATTTTATAAATTGCGTCACTCAAAGATATTGATAACTATATTAGGCGTATGTGCGGCGGTTATAATGGTCTCTTTTGCACTTGGTGACATGACTTTTTTTGGAGCCGGAGATGGAACAGAAAGTGTAATCGGATTTCAAGCTAAGTGTTATCTATCTAGTGAAATACCAACGTTTCAAACTGTTGCCCGCTCATCTCTTGCATATACAGCCTTTTTCTGGATTATTGGCATTTTATTTGCAACCATATTTTTTACAAAAGAATATAATACGGGTACAATCAAATTATCTGTTGCATACGGCACTAAACGAACTATTCTCTACTACACCAAAGCGATTACAATATTGGTGGTGTCTCTGATAACGTATCTGATTTTTGTAGCTACCTTTTGGGATGGGCTCTTGCTTGCGGAACGGTTTTATTAGCATTAGAAAGCATTTCTATTTTTTTATGTGTCGTTATTCAAAATACAGGGATTGTAACAGGGATTTGCTGCTTATATGTATTCAGTGGAGCGTCTGTTTACTTAATGCTATGGAGTGATATGGAGACGGTTTCAATACCCTTAAAATTTTTTGTATATGGAAATCCTATGTACTATTGGATGAATTTCAGCTCTTGTCGCACAATGGGTATTATTGAGCATTTACCATTCTATTTCATAGGGTGCATTTCTCTTTTGATTGTTGGCGGTCTTATTATGATTAGAAAAGAAATCAAGTAAAAGGGAGGTAGAATATGGGTTGGGCGATTATGTTTCTTGTTCTGATAGCATTGGTCATTATCCTTTCAATTTCTTTAATTAACTGGAAAATACAGATATATCATGGAAGCATCCAATCCAGTCCCCACGCCACTTTTAGGCCATAGGTGTAGGAGTAGTCAAGAAATAACCGGCTCTCCTACACCTTTTTCGACCTCTAATCACTACTTATGGATCTGCGAAAGCGCCTCTTTCAGCTTGTCAAATCCGAACATTGCCGCATAAGCCACCATGAACGCAAGGACCACCGCGGCAAACACCATATACCACACAACAGCGATCCCCTTGATGGAACAATATGCAAAGAAAGCGCCGAGCGTCAGCACCAGCGAAACGATCATCGCCAGAGCATTCGTCGGCAGCTTGTCCCAGGTTACTTTCTTGAGTACCTGTACCACAATGTTCGTCAGCACCACCAGCACGCCAATGATGCTGATGATGACAGACCAGTTCAGTACACTCTCCATATTCTTTTCCTCCTGTTATCCCACTCCGTCTTCGGGCGGAGTAGAATTTCCCTTGTCAGGCCATGAGTTGTTCTTGCTCAGGTTTTCAAACAGCGCCTTGAGACCGTAGATCAGCACCACGCCGATGATCTCCTTGAGCGCGACCTGTGACAAGGCCTCTGCGATCTGCTCTCGTCCGAGCAATGCAAGGATATAGCTGCACCATACCCATGCAAGTCCGTTGAGAATGCAGACCCACACGATAATCTTCATCGTGGTGACCTTGAACCCTGCTTTGGAAGAAGACGGGGGGTCCTTTTCAGGAACACCCCCATCCCCCTCCAAAATATCAGTGAACGGTTCTGCTTCTTTGCAGGCTTTCATTTGCTCGGAAAGGCCGATGCCCCACCTGCTCACAGCGCCGCCACCTCCTTCTTATCCTCGTCCTGAAGGAAGTCTCGTTTCTTCAGCCGGACCTTATACACCTCTCGAATGTTCTCAATGGCAATTTCCGCGCGGCTGTTTGGATACTCAGGGTTCTTTTCGCAATAATGCTCGTACTTGTCGATATACCCAAGTACCTCTACGAATTCTTCCTTCGTATGACGGATCGGACGAAGCAGCTCATTGTTAAAGCGGAGTATCGCCGCCCGCCAGTCATCGGCCCGGCCTTGATCATCCGTTTTGATATGTGAGTCCAGCTTTTTCTCGATCTCGTCGAGGCGCTTTGAAATGTCAGCATTGATCGCCTTGCCAATGGCTTTAGCGAGTGCTGACCAGGGGTTGATTTTGACGGGGGCGATTTGCACCAGGGTCATAAGGATCAGGAGCAGACCGCCCCCGCCGGCTAAAATCTCTTGAATAGTCACATCTCAATCCTCCGGTGCGTTCATTCTGCCTTGAGCATGGCGATGAGCTCCTGATACTCGCTTTCGGTCAGCTTGCCGGCTGCGAAGAAAATGTCGATCTTTTCCTCAAGGCCGTTAGTCTGGCCGCGCTCGATCATGCGCTTCAGAGTGCGATACAGCATAGTCGTTTTCCTCCTTTCTCAATTATTCCGTAAGACCCAGCTCAAGCAGGGTCAGTCGGTATTCGTGATCCACGCTCATCGCGTCCGTATCCTGGACGATGGAGTCTGTGTTTTTCTGAGCGCGGAACAACGCATCGTTACTGCGGTCGACCTCATTGTCCTTACCCTTTGCAAGGTAGGTGTCGTAGTTCTCCCGCACGCTGGCAGCAAGTCCGGGCCAACTCTCGACCTCAACGCAGTATTCGTCATACTGGAACCCGTCAAGGCCTTCCTTGTCCTCGGCATCCTTAGCGATCTTGCACGCCTCCACATTCTGGTAGAGACGGACAAGACTTCGTTTGGTACCGGGGATCTCTTCCACAGTAAAGCTGCCGGGGTAGACCATTCCCTGTACTTTCATGAAAATCACTCCTTTTTATGCCGCCTGGTATGGCGGATATAATGCCTGAAGTCTTCTGCACTCCTTTCGGACGACTTTCTTCAGTGCAAGCATCGTCTTGGGCTGGTAATGCCTGTCCAAAACCTGCTGATGATTGCATTTGCGAAGCTGTCCGAGCCGTGAGATCAGCCCCGAAGCCCTCTTGAACGAGATGACTCGGTTCCTGTCTCGCCGGTAGTAGTAAAGATGAAGCGATTGCTTGAGCCGGAATAGATTGTGCTTTCGCAAGATCGTGTAACCGTGCCCGAATCGGTATCCCAGAGCTGATGGTAAGCGCGGACGGCGGTGCCGCTGCTTTTTCTTCGGCAAAGCCTGATGCGCTCTTTCGACCTTGGGCGTAAACCCGACGCGGAATATCTGCCAGTTACCTTTGATCTTCATTCCGATCTCGGCAAGCCACTTCTTGATATCCTCCAGCAGCTTCCTCAGCTTTCGCTTGTTGGAACCGAAGATCGTGAAGTTGTCCATCTGCCGCAGATAGTGTGATACGCCATACTGCTTTTGATGGATCATCAGATCCAAGGGCTGGAGTGTCAAATGGAGAAACCATGCGGAGAAGAATGCGCCGATGAGGACTCCGTATTCCATAATGGCGTCGCACAGCCAGAGCGTTTCGGTGTCCTTGAACACCCGCTTCAAGGCTTCAATGACATACGGCGGATCAAGCTCCTCAAAGCAGTGGTAAATGTCGCACTCGCAGCAATACTTCGTGCCCTCCACATCGTTCTTCATCCACTTCTTCAATGCCTTGACGCCGTAGGAGTTCCCTCGGCCGGGGACGCTTGCGATGCAGTACCGGTCCATGCTCCGCATAATGTGCGGGATCATCGGCTGCACAACAGCGTGGTGAACATATTGGTCCGGCCACAGAAGCGGCTCGTTGATGTCTCTCCATTTGCCTTTACCGCTGTCCGCGTTGCGGTCCCAGCGCCGTCGCTTGAGGGGAGGGTGCATGTGCTCGTCTCCGTCGACCAGACCTTGGATGAATGCTCGGAGCTTCTCCACATATTCATCCATATTATTTTCGATCTCAATGACCTTTTTGTTCAGGCTGTGATTGCCGTTTCGCCGATGGCCGGCGTTCACTTCCTGAATTGCCAGACGAAGGTTTTCGTCCGATATGATCTCTTTGTAAACTCGAACTCGTTTCATCAGGGATGTTTTTCCTCCTTGTAGCCTCACAACCGTTCCAGCGCCGCGGGGTGTTCCAAGGCGAGACCTGGCCCGAAGTGTACTAAGCTGTGTCCTGTCGGCTTTTCTTCAGCAAGTGCTGTGCGGTCAACCGTGCGATATAGAAAGGGTGAGGAACCCCTACTACCAAATGGAGGGTTAGCCTGTGGCTTAGCAAGGATGCGACAGCCGATGTTGTCGTTCGTGTTCGACGCGTTGTTGTAGTTGATGTAGAACGGACCGTGATTCTGGTTCTGGTTATAGTTACCGCCATGGTACAGGCACGGATATCTACCATTGAAGTTCCAGTTATCCGGGACCATCGTCTGCTGCACAGTTGACCCCATGTTAAATTGTTGTTTTTCTTAAAATATCAGTGAAATGCAAGGGGAAGGGGCTGCGGCCCCCTCACCCCTGCACCCCTACCTCTTCAGGGGAACAGTCACGCCGCCTTTGGCGGGCGTTCCTGGAGGCGACAGCCGATGTAGTCGTTCGTGTACGACGCGCTGTCGCAGTAGATGTAGAACGGACCGCGATTCTGGCTCTGGTAATAGTAACCGCCATGGTACAGGCACGGATATCTACCAACGAAGCCCCAGACATCCGGGACATAGGTCGTTTGACTGCCGTTTGCCGCGCTCGGGAACAGTGCCCATTCAAGACCGCTTGCTGTCGGAATGGTGAAGTCGGACGGATATTGGTATCCATAATAGGGGTTGCTGGATTGGCGCTAAATATCACGGCGGTCGAAGACCGTTTCCCAACGCTGCTTTTGCAAAGGCTTCATTTTCAG